CCCATACATATTTTTTTTACAAAAGCCGTGAAACCACGGCGTGATAGTAATTTTAGAATGCCGCTACATCTTCAGAGACTTCTTCTACAATTTTATCATTTTCTGCATCACCATCTTTTGCCTCGACATCTATACCAGCATCAATTTTGGTATAGAGGTCTAGGAATGACACCTTGGTATCTTCATCAAAGCGAGCGACACACAATTCAATTGATTGCATTTTGTCACCAAAGATTGCAAACGCTTTTACAATGTGGTCTAGTCGGCGAGTTGAAATCACCTCGTCTACACCACCATCATAGAATGTCTTACGAATGACATCAGCCCAAGTGACTAAGTTTTTAGCAAACTCAGTATCTTCAGCACCATACTTTTTCATTGCACCTAAGACAATCTTAGTCTCGACAGCAACTGATGCATAGGGTTGTTCCATTGTAACTGCAAATCGTTCTAGGAACGCTTCGTTAAGAATGTTAGTTCCGATAAAACGTCCATCATCAGAACCCTTACCTTTAGTGTTGGCAGTTGCCATCACATTGAAACCTTCTTTAGGCGTGACCCACTTGTTAATCTTTTTAAGATAAACACCTTTACCCTCAAGTACAGGTTGTAGTGCAAGTAACTTGTTTGAACCCAAGTCACACTCATCAAGCAACAACGTGCAACCACGTTCCATTGCCTCAATAACAGGGCCTGGCACAAACTTAGTCTCACCATTTACCAAACGAAAACCACCAAGCAAATCATCTTCATCAGTTTCGATTGTAATGTTTACTCGAATAAGTTCTTTTTTAAGTTTAGCACAAACTTGTTCTACCATTAATGTTTTACCATTACCTGATAGACCAGTAATAAAAATAGGATAGAACATACCAGACTTGACAACTTTTTCAATCAGGGAAAAGTTACCCCAAGAGACAAACCCTTCAAATTTAGCAGGAACTAGATTTTGTTTTTCCATATTAGTAGCAACCAGATTGACTACTGATGCTTCTGCGTTAACAGGAGCTGCAGTAACAGGAGCAGCAGGAGCAACAGGAGCATCACTCTCACTAGGTAATTTATACGCATTGGGCCCAACGGAATAATCTTTACGAAACCAGCTAGGAAACCCAATTTTTGCTTTTGCAGCTGATTCTTTAATTTGAGCATTTGTAATTACTGCGGCATCACCAAACATTTCGGTAGCGGTATCGACAAACAGTTGTTTTCGTGGGGTCAAATTCATATTTATTCCTTCTTTTTTCATCATAATATAGCCATTATACTCTCTGAGGCAAGTATTGTCAAGCAAAATCGTTGTTGTAAGTTATTGATATCCCTGATAAAGTAAACTTTTTTTATCATTACGCAACCAATTTTACGAATTTATTGAGTAATTGTCTACTTGTAATCTTACTTTTCATAGATTTACCGAATGCAGACTTGAGTTTTGCCTTTGAAGCACCCTGAAGATCATCACTCAAACCACCATTTTCAACTTGGAGCGAACCACCACCAGCCAAAAGATAGAGTTCATCATAACCAGTAATATCACCATTAACAACATAGAACTTTTCTTTATTCGTTTTTTTAAGAACAGCTGCCATCTCATCACTGTAACTAGGTATATTGGAAAACCAAGAAAGAATTTGTCTATCAATACGTCCTGAGCGACCAGAACCAGCAATAAAGAATCCAATTAAGTTCATTCCCACAACACGTTCTTTTAAAATCGACAATAAATTATCAGTCATTCTACTTAAAGATTTTATTTCATAATCTTTTCGTGTTTTAGGGTCAGACAAAATTACAACTTTGTCACCGCTTCTACCTAAATATTCTTCAGTTTCGTAATGTTCATTTTCTTTTTCATCAAAGCGGTAATCATAAACTCTTCGATTACTATTGGAAGCACCATCAGTCAAGAAAATTGTATTAACTTTTTGTACACCAGTTTCTTTTCTAAACTTAGGTACAATGTTCATCATTGCAATAATTGCTTCGTTTAATGGTGTACTTGCCATATTAAATATACTTGGAATAGAACATGGATAACCATATTCGTTTTTATAGTGATTGTATTGATTGGCAACCATCCAAAGATAATGCATCATAGACATTTCTTGGTCAACGGTCATTTTGTTAGAAAAGAAATTTAGAAGTTTCATGTTATCCAAAACCAAATTACCAGCTTTGAAAGATTCTAAATGTTTTTTGTTGTAACCTTTTTCATCAGATGATAATACCTGAGATGCATTAGAAAACGCATAGACCTCAAAAGGAATCTGTGTTCGGCGACAGAACCAAATTAGGTTATATAGTTGAGACAGAGTGCCTGTAAGGTTTTGGTACATAGAACCACTCCAATCGACAACCATAACCATACCATGATTAGTAGCGCCTGGCAATGTAGTAACTTTTTTGAACAAGTCTTCATTGTATTTGTAAGTGTGTAACCGATTCATATCAAGAGAACCAGACTTAGAAACTGAAGCCCGAGCATACTGGTCAGCAGACTTTTTCATTTCAAATTCTTTAACCATGTAAGCAACAGTCTTTTTAGAATCTGCTTTCATTTCAACAACTGCTTTTTTAGTATTCAAATAAAAAGGCGAATCCGTTTCATTGAAGTGGGCCCAAGCATCAATAGACTTTTTAAGAATATCATCATATTTTATAATGATATCATCACCAGAAATATCTGGAATGTTTGCATAAACACGATCTGTAGCATTTTCATCAATCAACTTTTCAATCGCATTATTGACATCAGTATCAGTTGATGCGGTAATATCATCTTTACCACCAGCACCGTTTGCAGCTGATTTTATACTGGCATCATTTTCTTCTTTAGTTTCTTCATCACCAGATTTGTTATTACTAGTTTCTTTAGTTTCTGCATCATCAGTTTTGTCATCATCAGCAGAACCACTATTACTCGGTGCAAGTTCTTCTTCTTCCTCTTTTTCACTAGGTTCACTAGGTGAAGTATCAGAATTCATATCGTTAGTTTCGTCAGAAGATTCTGCTGAATCGTCAGCAGAATTATCTTGACTAGAAGTTTCTTCTTGTTCTTCCTCTGGTTCGTTTTCTTTCATCCACTTGTAAAGTTCTTCAGCAACATTAAGAACATCATCAGGCGTTTCGCATTTAGAAACTTTTTTAACCCAAACATTTTCTTCATCAGAGAATTCAATTTTTTGTTGGCGACTACCAATCTTGAAAAACAGATTGATACGGTCAATCAGGTTCATCTTAGAAACATCTTTATCTGCAATACCGAAAAAATCTCTAGCAGCCAAATCATCATATCCACGATTGAATACTGCAACAGAACCGCGATAGCGTTCCTGTACTTTTTGTTCAATACGAACATCCTCAATAATGTTTACAAATGAGTGATTGATTTTACGAACCCTAGCTTGTTCAAGCATATCGAGTGGAGTCCAGAGTGCATGAGCAATCTCGTGACAAACCATCAAATCCTCGATATTAGGTGTCATCATCTCATCATTCCAGATGGGTAGACCTAATTCGCGTGATTTAGGATTGAAATACGCTGTTTCCATTTTCTTGTAAACAACGAAGATATCCTCTTCAGCGAGGAGTTTTGCAATTATTGATTTATTTTTCATCATTTATATATTCTATCAAACGTGGCAGGATTTGTCAAGTGGTATCTTTATTGGGGTTTCTGTGTAATCTTTCATCTTATATAGCTATTATACAGGATAGAACAAGTATTGTCAAGAAAAATCGTAGTCGGTAAGTTGTTGATTTGTGGTAACTTATTAAATATTTATTATATCTAATTTGGAAAAGGTGTTATGACCAATAATATTGCACCGCAACATATAAATATTTGTGTAAGAAGAACTTAATTAAACCAAAAAGGAAAAAATAATGAAAACCGCTTACCTTGCATCAATTCTCGCTGTATTGGTGGTAGCGCAAATAGCACCACTTGCAAGTGATGAATTTGGATCAGGAGCATATAGGACGATTACTAGAGCTAAAAATAACGTAGAACTTGAGTCTAGGAATAAGACTCGACAAGTTTTTGAGATTTCTTTGTTACCTTAGATATATGTTGCCATTATTCAAAAAACTCCGATAATGGTGCAGTAATATTTATTCTACTATCTGCGATTTCAAAATATTCTTTCTCTTGTTCAATACCAATAAAATCAAAACCCTCATCTTTTGCAGCCATTCCAGTAGAACCACTACCCATAAATGGGTCTAGGACTGTGCCGTCCTTTGGTGTTACAAGTCGGCATAGGTATTTCATCAACTCTTGCGGTTTTACTGTGGGATGCGTATTATCCTCGCCTCTTTCTGACTTGGATACTTTTGGGCAGTAGAAAAATCTTGCAGCAGAACCTTCATCATCATATTCGCAATTTACAAATACCTCTTCACTATTATTCAATCTTGTTTGATTTTTGATACTTGCAGTTCTAGGATTTCCTTTTGTGCTTTTTGTATTTGGAAATCCACTCACAACTTCTTCACTTCCATCATGCATTACATTGGCAGGAAATCTACCTAGTTCATTTTGTTTCTGACTATCCTTATCATCTTTCATACCAAAGTTTACTACACCATTCTCTCTGTTGTTAGAACCAATATTCAACTTCTCATCTGTTTGTATTCTACACCCATCAATGTTGATGCCCCCAGTTCCATGTTTCAATACGTTATCTGCAACTGTTCCTTCCAATGGTTTTCTTGCCATCACAATAGGTTCGTGGGCAGGCTTGAGTGCAGTACCCCAACCTTCCCATTCTGATTTACCTTGTGTGGTTTCCCACTCTGAAGATGCTATTCCGTTACCATCAAAGGTATTACCAAAACCACCATCACCAACTGCACCATAATGAAATGCAGCCCCTGCCTTACCTTTACCTACCACTTCTCTTTCATTACCCAATTTCTTATCCACACCTTTGCCTATATTATATGACTTTGGAAATCCACTTCCGTATATCCACATCAACTGGTCACGAATTTCAAAACCAGCATCCTCTATCGCAACTGCCATTCTGTGATATGTTCTACTACTAGAAAATGCGAGCAAATGCCCGCCGGGCTTCAATAATTGATATGCAAGTTCCCACGTTTCTTTCTGAAAAGCAATACCAGTTGAATCCCAACTCTTACCCATAAATCCAAGTTCGTATGGTGGGTCTGTAACAACGGAATCCACTTGGACTCCTTCGTCAATCATTTTTTGCATTTCTTCAATGCAATCTCCGTTAAGCAACAACATGACTAAAGTTCCTATTTTTTTCAAATTTGATTGTACTTCTAAATTTATCAACTAATATATCTTGCTTGTGACTAATCACAAACACATTCTCATCACCTAATGTATTCAGAATTTTTAGAAACTCATCTGTTCCTGTTCCATCAAGTGAGCTGTCAAATATCTCATCTAGGATAAGTAGATTGCAATTTGTTGAGTTCTTCATCTTTGCAATTGCTCTCCAAGTAAAGAGTAGTGCAAGATCAATACGCATCTTCTCACCTTCACTAAATGATGCGTAGGTAAACTCATCACGATAACGTGACTTTATAGTTTCCTCAAAGTTTTCATTCAACGTGAAGTTAACATAGAACTCCATTGATGTTAGATAGGTATTGATTAACTTATTCATCACAGGCAAATACTGTTTGATAATCTTGGTCTTGATACCAGTATCCATTAACATATTTCTTGAAGCTTCACTATATGTTTGTTCTTCACGCAACTTTGATTTTTGCATGTCCAGACCAGATAAAGTTTTCTTTAAATCAGTCAACTTATCGCGGTCATTATTATTAACTTCGCCAGTATTCAGTTGGTCAATCTCTGATTGCAATGTAGCATTAAATCTTTCAAGTTGTATAAGAGAACTATTTTCTTTTGCAATGTGAACTTCATTTTCCCGAACCTTAGCACTTATATTACCAATTTCTTTCTGTCGGACTAAAAGTTTTTCTAGTTCATCTTTAAGTTCTTTCATTCCAGAATTAACTTTATCTGCTTCACCTTTCTTCTTGTCAATCATAGAAGATTTGAAAGCTTCATCAATATGTTGTTGACAGGTTGGGCAATCTTCGTTGTTTTCAAAAAATCCAACAAGTCTGGTATGTGACCTGTGTTTTTCTTTTAACTGTGATTGAATGTCTTTTAGTTTGGTATGTTTTGTGTTTACCTTATCACTATCAGCAATTTGAATAAGAAGTTCCTGATTGTTTTTTGTGTAGAAATTAATGTCTGTATTTTTCTTAAATATTTCTTCTTCATTGTTTGCTATTAAAGAAGTCTTTTCTTTTATAAGCTTTTCTTTGTGCATAAACATTTCATCAATATATTTTTCTTGAAGATTAATCTTTTCTTCTGTTAAATTATATTGATAATTTATGTCACGAATATCATCAGAAATAGTTTTGAGTTTTTGTTTGAGAAGCATATTCATCAAAGAGAAAATTTGAATGTCAAGGATTTCCTCGACAACCTCTCGGCGATGTCTAGCTTTAAGTTGCATAAAAGGAACAAAGGTAGATGAACCTAGAATAACAACTTGTGTAAAACTGCGATAGTTTAGTTTAAGAATTTGTTGTTCAAGATACTTTTGATAGTCTCTCGCGTTTGCATCTTGATTGTACATCTTGCCGTTGATGTAAATCTCAAACACGTTAGGCTTGATACCACGAACAACTTTGACTTTCTTAGAACCAATTCTAAACTCAACCTCTACTAATCCACCAGTACCATTGACAGAGTTTAACAACTGTCCCTTGTTGATGTTGCGAAATGGTTTACCAAATAAACCAAAACACAGTGCATCAAGAATAGTAGATTTGCCAGAACCATTCTCACCAATAATTAATGTGGTAGAATTCCTATCTAACTGTATCTCGGTAAAGTTATTGCCAGTTGACAGGAAGTTCTTCCACTTCACAGTCTCAAAATGTATCATTATTTAATCAAGAAATCTCTGTGTTGCACTATCCCATTTTTCAAGAACTTGTAATCTATCCTCAGCCTCAGCAATTATACTAATTTGTTCATCAACTGCTTGTACAATATTAGAATGTTCCCCAATACCAGCTGGATTGTCAACATATACTTGTACGTTTGCTTTGGCAACCGCAATTTCACCTTCATATTTCTTTTTAAGTGATTCTAAAATATATCCCATAATTATCTCCTTTACATTTCCAAATCTTGTGCTTCTGTATAAAGCGCTCGCATTGTATTTTTAAGTCTATCTTTACTTAGATTAACATCTAGTTGGTCAATGTATTTTTCCAACAATGTCATTGTATCTTCTGTATTTTCTACAATATCATCTGATACATTCTCAGCATCTAACTCTGAGAAGTCTTCTATAATTTTGACTTCGTATGCGTCAGCTAAAAGAAGTCTGTCAACAAATTTATCAAAACTATATAAATCTTTTTTGTTTACAACAACCAATTTTACATATTGATCTTTGTATTGTGATATATCGTGTTTAGTGTAATCCTCTTGTGTATCATCATAGAATATCTTTTTAAATAATGTATATGGATTAACTATGCGTTCTAGTTCTCTTGTACTTGTGTCAAAAATATGAAATCCTTTGGGGTCTTGAAAATCATTCCAATAAATTTCATAGGGTGTGCCTAGATAATATATTTGACCATCATCAGACTTGTGATGAAAGTGTCCACTAAACACAGTATCGAATCTTCTAAATAATTTTTTATCCCAGCCGCCTTCTGCAAACTGACCACGATGCATTTCAAAACCATTAATTTCTAAATGACCAAATAAAATATTTGCCTTTGCAGTATCTAAAACATTTACAGACTCATCATAGTTGTTAGCATTAATCCAAGGCATGAAAACTATATCTGTTCCATCAAAGTTTACAACCTCTGGGCCAGTGTATATTTTAAATCTGTCTTTACCAACCAATTCTTCCATAGAATTAACTTCGTTGGTATTTTTGTAATAGGTGTCGTGATTGCCGATAATGATGTGTAAGTCAATACCAAATTCTTTAAACTTGTTTATAAATCTTTTACGAAAATCATTTGCAATTCTAAAACTTATAAACTTACGTCTATCAACAACATCGCCCATATGGACACAAGTTGTTATTCCTCTTTCCTTTAAAGTTGGAAAGAATACATTTTCGTAAAACTTATAGAAATATTCGTTGAAATTTAAATTGTCATTACGAGCACCAAAATGGGTGTCGGTTATAATAGCAAGTTTCAAATTAATTGTATCCTTTGCCCGCTACATCTTCATCTTCATCTTCTTCCATAAAATTTTCAAGACCTTTAGTCTTATTTACTATTTTCTTTTTTGGTTTATATACATCTTCGTCTGGCAACATTACATTTGGATCAAAGCCCTGTACACTATAATGAGTAGTGTCGCCTTCGTTAACTGTCCAAGATTGATAACTAACACTTTCAATCATTTTATTTCTAACGTGAGTTTGTTTTTTCTCTTTTGCAATCCTACGCAGAAAAGCGTAGTATATAATTTGAGTAAAATACGCAAAGGGATTCTTTGATTTTTCTGGATCAAAATTGCCACAATACTGTAAACAATTTTCAATACCGTCAGAAATCATTTCATCTCTATAGGTGTAGTTTATAAAATTTGGTCTATATGATAAGTGAGTTGCAATCTTTAAAAAACATTCGCCAATATAGTTATTTACTTGTGGTCTAACTCTTTCTTCTTCGGGCAAATCTTTTTGTTCTTCTTCTGCTAACTTACACTCAGCTTTCCAATCAGTCATGGCTTGAAGAAAAACTTTGTTTTCAACATAATGTTCTCCCTTTGCCTTTTTAACTTTTGCCATCTCAACTCCTTTTTTCAAGTTAGACGTATACTATACTATATTGCCGTGTGAAAGTCAAGTAACTAATAAAAAATAAAAGAGACTTGACAACGGGCTGTTCGCGGTGGTAGTATAGCTGTGTTGGTTGGATATGAATATATTAATGATATCTAGGTTTATCATTATTAGTTGCTTCATTTAGAACTTCTTCATATTCCTCATTAAACATTTCTTCATCTGTAGGATTATCATCTACTACAATAGAATCATCAACAATTTCTTCAGAAAATTTACTCTGTTTATTGACAATATTTCTATAATAAGCAGACAATCCTATTGAGGCTGCTGTAATAACAATTACATGACTCTCTTTAATTTCAAAATGTTTGTCTTCTGTAAAGGGAGAAATCCAAGAAGTAAGATGTAGAGATTCTATATGTCTACCAGAATCATCATCATGTACCACTTCCATTTTTAATGGAGTTCTAATTATATACTTTTCATTAACGTGTTCCACAGCTTCACAAATAATATTGTCACCATTTGTTAACTTAACGACTTTATAATTTGTTTCCATTTTTAACCTTCTTTCTTATTGTATTTAATTATATTTATGTGTCTACAATTTTACCTTACTAATCTGGTAATCAAATTGTTGTTCGTTATATAAAGCTATTCTTTCTGAAAAATGATTTAGTGTAAAATTACGAGTATTCTTATAAGATACATCATCTGCAATATCAAATATTAAAACGGAAAACTTAGTGTCGGTCTTACGCAATCCACGGCCAAGGCTTTGGAGCACTCTAATCCTACTTTTACTTGGGGAACTGAACACGATGTTATTAATATTCCTAATATTAATGCCAGTACTAAATGTGCCGTAACTTGCAAGTATAATTGACTTCTTTTCATTCTCTACAACTCCTCTTATTTCTTCTCTTTCTGATGTGTCTGTTCCACCATACACAAAAAATGTTTTTCTATCTGTAATTGTTTCTTGAACTTGGTCATATAATGGTTTACCATGTTTTTCAACTAATTGAAATAAACAAAGCGTATTACCATCTAAATGTTGCAAAAGATTAACTATAAAGTTATTTCGTTTCTCGTTTGTTGCGAGATACTCCAGTTCTTCTGCATATGTCATTTTCTCACGAATGTTTTTATGTTTTAAAACAATACACTTAACAGTCAAATCTGCAAGTGTTTTCTTGTCTATAAGCTCCTTAGTGGTCACTATAGTTTCAGCAGTACCAAATAGACCTTCTAGTACTAAGCGATGCGTCAGCGTTCCATCTAGGGTGCCTGTGAGTCCAAAACGGTACTTACATTGGTGTAACTTAGTCATAATCCCTGTCAGAGATTTAGACTTAAACATATGCGCTTCATCACCAATTACACACCCGAAATCTTCAAAATATTTCTTTGGCATCTTATACAAAGATTGCCATGTTGATATTACAACATCTTTAGTTACTTTGCGGTCATGACCTTGATATATCTTTTGACAGTATGTACCAGAGCTCCAACCATAATCTTCAAAGTCAGTATACATTTGTTCTACTAATGAAGTGGTGGGAACTAATATTAGAGTTCTTAACCCCATCATTTTGTAATAACGAACTAGTGCATATATTATTAATGACTTACCAGAAGCAGTAGGAGACAACAACAAAGCACGATGTCTGCTGACAGCATGTTGTACGGCATCAATCTGGTAATCACGAACTCTAAGGGATTTTCCTTTTGACTTTGGTTTAAGAGATTTAACGAATCCTGAGACAACTTCTCGTCCAACAGTTTTTTCATTTTCTACTCCATTTTCTAGTATATATTGAATTCCGTTTCTTGAACAATAGTTTTTAATATAGGATAACAACCCAACATAGATTTGTCCTGTAGCTGGAGAGAACAAACGTATCTTACCATCCCACATACGATTACGATACATTGGCATAAACTTAAAGCCAGGCACTTCAAATGTAAAGAACTCTGTTAATTCTTGTTTTGTTGATGGGTCTAGGTCATCTAGAACTAAATATATCTCATTCTTTTTAGATATACGCATTTTGTAAAGTGCCTTGTTCTCCGTAGTTGCCTCTTAATAGTATATTCCATGAAACACTTATGCGTTTATCTTCTGTGGTCGGCACCCAATGTTGCAGCCATGAGGGAAAGATATATCCTTTTCCTTCTACTGCGTTAAACTGCATTATGCTTGCATTAAGAAAATTTGGTGTATTTCTTGGTCGTAAAACATGTGCCTGAGCTCTAGGGTCAAAAAATTGTATAGGTGAAGAATTTTTACTGGTATGTAAATAATACACTCCTGATAAGAAATTATTTGAATGTGTGTGTGGTGCGTGTACAGCACCGTTATGTAACCTATTTGCCCACATACCAGTAATTTCTATATTGTCATACTCGTATTGCAAATCGTCAACGTATTGTTTAGATACCTCTTTTACTTTATCTCTTAATTTTCCAAAGTAAGAAAGATAATGTAAATCATCAGTAGTTTGTAATGTGTTTGTTTTTAAAGTATCAATATAAGAAACCATTGATTGTTTATCATTTGAAATATATTCAAATTCATACACTACTGTAGGAAAAATTTTGTGTACGTTTACATCAACCATGTTACTACGCTCCATCTTATTCCTTTTGTAACTGTTTTTGCTTCGTGAGGAAACATAAAGTTAGATGGAAATATAATTGCAGAACCCTTGGCTGGGCAAAACTTTTTATTTGCTACATAAAACTCTCCACCTTCATAATTATCATTAAGATATAATAACGCAGATACTTGTGGGTAACCATAGTGTTGACCATGACTGTGATGAATATTGTCAACGTGTTTAGACATAAACCCACCTTTACCATACCGATTAATACGAAAGTCTGTGGTATGCTTAACTGCAAACAATTCAAAGTCGGATTTGTAATTTACTATCACGTTTTCA